AATACTTTGGTTGGAACTGATGGTTATAGAAAGAATGTTGAGGATATGACCCCTGGATATAGATGGGGAATACAATTCATAAATAATTATAGGAAAAAGTAAGTATAAACAAATCTCCCAATCAACAATAACATTTTTGAGGAACTTCCCGCAAGAAAGTCTTCTCCTGTTGCCGCTGCCCCTGCTGCTGGTGGAGCCAAAGGTAAAGGTCCTAATGACCCCAAGGCAAATGCTGAAAAACGTGTTCGTCAGGCAGTCTATGATATTCGTTATCGAGCCAGAAGAGAGGGTGTTGACATCAAGCAGGCATTCTCACAATATATGCAAAATAGTTCATTGAATCCACAGGAAAGAACTGCAGTAAAGGCAAAGGTATTTCCAAAGGGTGCTGGTGCCGTAAAGGAAGATTTTCAAATTGAGACACTAGCAACTAATACAATTACAAGTGCCTTCACTAAGGTATTTTTTGAGGGTGTTGAGAAAGAAGTAGCACCTATTCAACTTGATTACCTCGAAGAACTGAATGCAACGGAAGATAGAAAGTATAAGGTAAGAGTTAGTGATAAGAACTCTGGACGTTCATATGTTCGTTATGCTACCCGTGAAAAGATTTCTCAGTTAAGAGCAAATCCTAATATCTCTTCTGTTGAGATGACTGAGTATGGTGAGCCTTATGAAGGTGAAAAGAATAGGGGACAACAAACCGCAAAAGCAAAGTCTGGTAAAGGATTGGATCCAGTTGGTAAAGAAGATTCTGATGTAAATAATGATGGTAAAGTAGATAAGACTGACGGATATCTTAAAAATCGTAGAGATGTTCGTGGTGCTGCAATTGCAAAAGAAGAGTATCTTGGTGAAGTAAATACCGAGGATGGAAATAAAAAAAAACTTAAACCTATGGGACCAGGAGAAACAAACAAAGTTGTTGTAAATCCCCCTTCATCAATTGTTTCTCATAATGAACTCGAAGGTGATGTAATTGTCGAAAAGGCACCTCCTGGAGCAAAGTTTGAGAGAATGGTTAAGCACATCAAAGCAGGATATGCCAAGGGTGGTGTGAGTGATAAAGAAAAGTCAATTGCTTATGCAACTGCTTGGAAGGCAAAAAATAAGGAAACTCAAAAGGAAGAAACTGAGTGTGGTGCTGAACCTAAAAAGAAAGGTGAGAAGGAAGTAGATCCACGTTCAATTCCTACTACCACAAATCTTATTAAGAATAAGTTGAGAGCAATGGGAATGAGAAATCCTATGGTAATGGTTACTACTGAAGGAACCGCAGATGATGCTCTTGCTATTATGAGGAAAAGAATTGCTGATAGACATGGAGCAAAGTCACTTATAGGTTCTCCCGAAAACAAAAAAGATACTGAAGCAAAGAAAGCACGAGAAGATAAGTACAGACCTGAAGATGTTCAAATTCAAGGTGAAATGGTTGATGAGGCTGCGGAAAGAGTTAAAGGAAAACTTCAATCGGGTACAAGAACTTTTACTGGGATTGGATATTATGGTAGAACTTCTAAGGAAAAAAAAGATCCTAAGAAAATGAAAAGAGTTTTTCCAGGACCTAAGAGTGAAAAGGATTCTGGAGACAATTATGGTGATTCTGCGTTGACAGCATCTGAGAGAAATCCTAATTTAAGATAAATAAGATAGGATCCTTCTTCACACGAGGTTATTATGTCAATTGCAGCAATTATCGCTTGGGCAACTGCTAACCAGGCACTTATCGCAACTGTTCTTTTTGCAGTTTCGGAAGCACTTGGAGCAAATCCAAAAATCAAAGCAAACGGTCTTCTTTCACTCATTCTTTTACAAGTTCAAGGACAACTAAAAGCAAAGGGTGCTAAAGACGTTACCCCCTGAGTTTTTAACTCTCAATTATAAGGAGACCAAAAGTAAAGGTCTCCTTTTTTTATAAATATTACTAGAAAAAGAACTATAGGTAAGACACATGGCTCTCTGGGGCATTTCAACAGTATCTGAAACTGCGGCAAATAATTACGCAATTCCAAAATTCCAACTTGAGACTGATCGCAACACAAGTCCTTGGAATACTTTTGCAGATGTACGTGGTTGGATTCAGAGAAGATATAAAACTACAGTAAATTCGGGAATTTCTACTCGTTATTTTGATGAAGTTTTAGTTCCAATTGTTGGATTAAATAGTACTGGTGCTGTAGGTGGAACTACTGGCATTGGAACTGCTGGGCCAGTTGCAGTTTTCTTTGAAGATCCTAATCAAGCATCACCAATTTCTGTCGGTGGTGGTGCAACAACTGGTATCGCTACAAATACTACTGGATATGTTCATGTTGTGTTTAATGAACTTGTATTTGCTGGTGCCGGAGCAACAGTTCGTATTCGCACATTTGATGCAAATGATGCTAATGAATCGACTGCAATTGTTGGAACCGCAGCATCAAACACTGGTACTCAATATGCTTGGGCAGGAGAAGCTGCTTCTCACGGGTCTCCAAATGTTTACACAAATTTCAATGGTCAGATTACAAATAGGGTAGCATTTGCATTCACTTCACCAAGTACTGTTTTGACTGCACAAGTTGCAATCTCAACAACATTAACCACAACAGGACAAACTGTTGCGATTGGTGGAACTAATATTTTTGTTGATTCAGTAACAGGTGTTTCTGTTGGAAGTTCCCTTACTGTAGCAGGCAAGCTTACAAACGTTAACATTGTTGGTGTTGGAACTACTTCTGTTCAAATTGGAACCGCAAATACAATTGGATCAACAATTACCCAAGGACTTTTAGTTACATATAGTACTCGTACAAATGCAACAAAACTAAAAATTGATATCTCAAGTGGATTTGTTGGTGTAATTACTGATGGTTCAAACGCTGTTGGTGTAATCAGTTCATTTACGTCACAATTTGGAGATGTTATTCTTCGCAATGTTGGTGGTGCTGGAACTACTGGTTCAGTTGGTCTTGGAACTACTACATTGACAGTTAGATAAATTATAATATGAGATTTGATGAATTGAATGAAGATAACTATTTGTTATTTGCTATAAAATTCTACGATAATCCTCAGGCAGTCACCAAAGACGATTTTGAGGATGATCTAAAAAGAATAAAATATGTAAAACGGTTGTTGAAAAGATATAAAAATACTGGGGTGCTTAAGACTCATTTGATTCTTAATCACCTCACTGTATTATTCAATGTTTTTGATGATGCTGCGGTTCCTCTTCTATTTTTTAATTTAGAAAGAGACCTTTGGCCTTATATCAAAAGTTTTCTAGTCTTCTTAAATAGACTTCCAGAATATCCAAAAACTGGAATTAATACTATAGAAGAAGATAATGAGTGCCTAAAACAATTGCAATCAATCTGATGGAAAGCAAAATAGATAGAATTATTAATATTGTCCGTTCTCTTAAAGAGGAAGGTGAAGGTGGTGCTCCTACCAATAGTCTTGTTAGTGGAAAGATTGCAGGTACAGTAGAAGCAGGTGATAATCCTCCTGTAAGAAAGAAAAAAAATTATATCTATGGAACGGGATTCCGTAAAAATTGGATGCAAAGAAGAAATCCACCCCAGTAATCAATCCAATGTACACTCCCCCTCAACCACAAACAATAGAAACAAAAGTAGCTATTCTTGAGGAGAAGCTTCACACTACTGAGCAGTTGATGCAACGTATTGAAAGTGCAATCGAAAAGATGAGTGAAGTAAGTGCGAATGTGACTAAAATGCTTGCAGTTCATGAACAAAAGATTGATTCTAATGATAAAGTGGATGCTATACTATTTGCAAAGATTGACCAGTTAAGCAACAAAATGGATACTGACCACAATGTAGTACTGGATAAGTTGCAAGGATTAGAAAAAAAAGTTTGGATTGGTATTGGAATTTTTGCAGTGGTAACTTTAATCATCAATAATTCCGAAATGCTTTCAAATATCTTGACAAACACTCAAGACACCGGTAGAATAGAGAGACTGAGATAAGTACCCTTTATAATGGATTTGATTGATTCCAAGTATATTGGATTAGTATCGTCTCGTCTTCAAAAATTCAAAAGGGTTAAGTCGGATCTTTACACATTCCGTTGCCCGATTTGTGGAGACTCGCAGAAGAACAAAAACAAGACAAGGGGATACATTTACCCGGTCAAGAATAACACAAACTTTAAGTGCCATAACTGCGGAGCCAGTCTATCGTTTAATAATTTTCTCAAACATATAGATCCAACACTTCATAAACAATATACTCTTGAAAAGTTTAAGGAAGGTCATACTGGTAAAAACTTTGTAGTTGAAGAACCAGTATTTGAGTTTAAGAAACCTACCTTTAAGAAAAAATTAGACCTACCAAAAGCATCAGAGATTGCAATTGCCAAACTGTATCTTGAAAAAAGACTTCTAAATCCTGATAAGTTTTATTTTGCTGACAAATTTCAATCCTGGACTAACACTCAAAAACCCACATTTAGTAGGATTGTGCGGGATGAAAGTCGCATAGTGATACCATTATACACTAGAGAAGGTGAAATCTTTGGATTCCAAGGAAGATCTCTAGGTCCTAGCAATGTTAAATACATTACAGTGATTTTAGACGAGAGTATTCCCAAAGTTTATGGACTAGACGAGGTAAGTACTGATGAAACAATCTACGTCACAGAAGGACCCTTTGACTCAACGTTTGTCAAAAATGCCATCGCAATGTGCGGATCGGATATTCTACTCGATAGTCTTAATTTGGGCGATGATATTGTCTATGTACTTGATAATGAACCCCGCAATAAAGAAATCTGCAATAGAATTTCTAAACTCATCGATGGAGGTAAAAAAGTAGTCATCTGGCCAAAAGCAGTTCAGCAAAAGGATATTAATGATATGGTGCTTGCTGGACTTTCAGTTATGAATGTGTTAAAATCAAATACATATAGAGCACTCGAAGCAAAAATTAAATTCAACGAATGGAAGAAGGTATGAGTAACGGAACAAACGTAGTTAAAAGAAATGGGTCGGTTGAGGGTTTAGATCTAAACAAACTTCACTTAATGGTAGAAGAGGCATGTAGAGACCTTGCTGGAGTATCCGCATCACAAGTTGAGATGCAGTCTGGTATTCAATTTTATGATGGTATTACAACCGGAGAAGTTCAGGAGATTTTAATTCGTTCAGCATCAGACTTGATCGATCTTGAGCATCCTAATTATCAATTCGTTGCTGCTCGTTTGCTTCTATTTGCTCTTCGCAAGCAGTTATTTGGTCGTATGCACGAGTGCCCCACTGTTTTAGAGCATACACAAAAATGTGTTGAATTAGGTGTCTATGATGCAGAAATTCTTGCTCTGTATAATGCCGAAGAGTTTGAAAAACTCCAATCATTTATCGAACACGGTCGTGACTATTTGTTCACCTATGCCGGTCTCCGTCAAGTAGTTGATAAGTACCTTGTACAAGATCGTAGCAATGGACAAGTTTATGAAACACCGCAGTTCATGTATCTATTGATTGCGGCAACAATCTTTTCTAAGTATCCAAAAGAAACCCGTTTAGACTACGTTAAAAAGTATTATGACGCAATCTCCAAACACAAAATCAACATTCCTACCCCAATCATGGCAGGAGTTAGAACACCACTTCGTCAATATGCAAGTTGCGTTCTTGTTGATGTTGATGACACCTTGGATAGCATCTTCAGTAGCGATATGGCTATTGGTAGGTATGTTGCTCAAAGGGCAGGCATTGGTATCAACGCAGGTCGAATCCGTGGCATCAACGCTAAAATCAGAGGTGGTGAAGTCCAGCACACTGGCGTTGTACCGTTTCTCAAAAAATTTGAAGCAACTGTCCGTTGTTGTACGCAAAATGGCATACGAGGAGGATCAGCAACGGTCCACTTCCCAATCTGGCACCAAGAAATAAGTGATATTCTAGTCTTAAAGAATAACAAAGGAACCGAAGACAATCGTGTTCGTAAGTTAGACTATTCTATCCAAATCAGCAAAATCTTCTACGAAAGATTCATTCAGAATGGAGAAATCACACTCTTCTCCCCACACGATGTTCCTGGACTTTATGATGCTTTTGGAACCGACAAGTTTGACGAGTTATATGTTCAATACGAGAACAATTCGTCTATTCCGTCGAAAACTATTGGTGCTCAGGAACTCTTTCTGGACCTCCTGAAAGAACGTGCAGAAACTGGTCGTTTGTATATTATGAATATTGATCATTGCAACTCTCACTCATCCTTTATGGATAAGGTTGAGATGAGCAATCTGTGCCAGGAGATTACACTTCCTACCAAACCTATTCAGCATATTGATGATCCTAATGGTGAGATTGCTCTCTGCATTCTTTCTGCAATTAACATTGGTAAAATAAAAAATAACGAGGATCTAGAAGTTCTTTGTGATCTTGCTATTCGTAGTTTGGACGAACTCATTGACTTCCAAGGATACCCCGTCAGGGCAGCAGAAATTGCCACCAGAGCACGTCGTTCACTTGGAGTAGGTTATATTGGTCTGGCACACTATCTTGCCAAGCACGGAGAGCATTATGATGATCCTGGTGCCTGGCAACTGGTTCACAACTTGACAGAATCTTTTCAGTATTATCTAATCAAGGCAACCGTAAATCTTGCAAAAGAAAAGGGTGCCTGTGAATACTCTCATCGCACTAAGTACGGTCAAGGTATTCTACCGATTGATACATACAAAAAGGATGTTGATGAATTGGTAAATCCAACTCTGCAACACGACTGGGAAGCACTCAGACAAGAGGTAAAGCAGTATGGTGTCCGAAACTCCACTCTCTCGGCACAAATGCCCTCAGAGAGCAGTTCCGTCGTCTCTAACGCAACAAACGGAATTGAACCACCTCGTGGATACCTTTCAGTTAAGAAGTCTAAGAAAGGACCTCTCAAGCAAATTGTTCCACAGTTTCATACACTTAAGAACAATTATACACTTCTTTGGGATATGCCTAGCAATCGTGGGTATATTAATATTGTTGCAGTTATGCAGAAGTTCTTTGATCAAGCGATTTCTGGAAACTGGTCCTATAATCCGGAGAATTATCCCAATAATGAAGTTCCTGTTAGCGTAATGGCACAGGATATGCTTACTTGTTTTAAGTTGGGTCACAAGACGGCATATTACCAGAATACTTATGATATTAAAACTGATGAAGTTGAAGAACCAAAACAAGACCTTCAATCATTGCTTCAAGAACTTTCTGATGCCGATGAAACAACTTGTGATAGTTGTTCCATTTGACAAATGTATAAAAACCTGTTATTATAAATAATAGTAGGTTTTTACTTTATTTTATGGAAGGTAGAATTTATAAAATAACAAACAAATTAAATGGTAAGTTTTATATTGGTAAAACTATAAAACCTTTATCAGCAAGATTTTATAATCATTGTTATGATGCTATTAAAAGATATTCCACATCTCATTTCCACAGAGCAATCAAAAAATATGGAAAGGAAAATTTTTTTATTGAGGAAATTGAAATATGTAAAAATAATTTAAGCAATAGAGAAATTTTTTGGATTTCTGAATTAAAACCACATTATAACCAAACTCTTGGTGGTGATGGTGGAATTCTTGGATATTCTCATACGGAAGAAACAAAGGAACTTTTATCTATAAAAAGAAAAGGAAAATTTGTTGGAGAAGAAAATCCATTCTACAATCAAACACATACAGAAGAACAAAAAGAAAAATGGAGTAAAATGAGAAAGGGGCAACCATCTCCTTGTGGATTTGCTGGAAAATCGCACAAAGAAGAAAGCAAAAGTAAGACATCTCAAACACTCAAAAATAATCCAAATGTAAAAAGAACCAAAGTATTTCAGTATGATATTGAAGGAAATTTTTTAAGAGAGTTTCAATCTATTAGTGATGCCTCAAAATTTGTAGGAACAACTCCTTCTAACATTAAATATACCTGTGAAGGAAAATTCAATCACTGTAAAGGATATAGGTGGAGTTATGTTAAAATATAATAGACCTATGAACCTTTTTGAAAAACTTCATAGTGGTTGGTGGTGGATATGACAAATCTTTGAAGAATGGTGTTATACTATGGTAAATGAAGATGGAGATTTTTTTGAGAACCTCCAAAGTGATTATGTTGCTTATGAAGAAAAAATGTATTATGAAACTAAAATATCTTGGAGAGTTAAATAGAATGTGTGAGACTTTTGTAAAAGTTAATTTCAGTAGAGGAAGAAGATTGTGAGTCTTGTAAGATTTAAAACAAACAGCACGGAGAAAGAAGTGGTTAATCAAATGACCGTTTTTAACTCTCAGGAGGTAGACACCAAAAAGCAACCAATGTTTTTTGGACAACCACTAGGAGTTCAAAGATACGATTCTTACAAGTACCCAATCTTTGAAAAACTCACAACACAACAACTAGGATACTTTTGGAGACCCGAGGAGGTATCCCTACAAAAAGACCGTGGAGATTATCAGTCTCTTCGTCCTGAACAGAAGCATATTTTTACTTCTAACCTAAAATATCAAGTTATGCTTGATAGTGTTCAAGGTCGTGGACCTGGAATGGCATTTGCTCCCTACTGCTCACTTCCTGAATTGGAAGCGTGTATGAAAGTCTGGGAATTTATGGAGATGATTCACTCACGCTCCTATACCTATATCATCAAAAACGTATATTCAGATCCTTCGGATGTGTTTGATACTATTCTTAGAGATGAAAGAATTCTCGAACGTGCAGTTAGTGTAACCGAAGCATATAACGATTTTATCAATAGTGCTCAACATTATGGAACTTCTGAACTTTGGAAATATGCCCAAGAATCAGTTCCCTTCGCACAGGCAGAAAGATATGAACTCAAACGCAAATTGTTCAGAGCAGTTGCAAACGTTAATATTCTTGAAGGTATTCGCTTTTATGTCAGCTTCGCTTGTAGTTTTGCTTTTGGCGAACTCAAACTTATGGAAGGAAGTGCAAAAATCATTGGACTGATTGCACGTGATGAGAACCAGCATCTAGTCATCACTCAAAACATCCTCAATAAATGGAAGGAAGGTGATGACCCCGAGATGAAAAGAATTGCCAAAGAAGAAGAACAGTGGGTCTACAAGACCTTTGAGAGTGCCGTAAATCAAGAGAAGCATTGGGCAGAGTATCTGTTCAAGGATGGTTCTATGATTGGTCTGAATGATAAACTTCTTCAGCAGTATGTTGAGTGGATTGCGAATCGTAGAATGAAGGCAATTGGTCTTAAACCACTTTATGATATTCCGGCAAAGAATAATCCACTTCCTTGGACGGAGCATTGGCTCAGTTCTAAGGGTCTTCAAACGGCAAATCAAGAAACAGAAAACGAATCTTACATTGTTGGTGGTATCAAACACGATGTTGCTGCTAATACATTTTCTGATTTTAAACTTTGACAAAGAGGGTCTTAGGACCCTCTTTTTTTATAAATACTTGAAAACGCAAATGATATGAAAACGTTTGTACAATTTCAATTAGAATGTTTGGAAAGTATTGATAGAAATTCTATAAATGAAGGATTGATAGATAGATTTATTCCAAAATCAAAATCTAAAGGTGGATATACTGGACAACTACAAAGAGTTGGACAACAAGTATTAAACAAAGCTGGTAGTCAAGTACAGAACGTTGGTGGACAAGCACAAAGAGTTGGGCAGCAAGTAACTAATAAAGTTGGAAATTATGCTAATCAAGCACAAAAAGTTGGGCAGCAAGTAACTAATAAAGTTGGATCTGAAATTAATAAAGTTAAATCTTCAATAGCACCAGCACCAAAAAGAACTAATAAAAATGATGGTTCTTCTAGAGATTCATCTAATATGAGTGGAATCGATAAGATTAGGGGGTCTATTGGAGCTGCTCGTGAAGCTATACCAGCTATAGCATCAGGAGCACTTGGCATCAATAGAACTGATAGGAATATTTCTCCAGAAATGGAAAAGGAAATTAAATCTGCTCGTAGTAGAGCACTTGCAAGGAATAGTAAGGATATTGATTATAAGGATTATTCAGATACTCCTGCTGGTTTTGCTGCACAAAAAACGATGGGAAGAATTGGGGATAAGGATTGGAAGCGTGATAATAAAGGAAAAATAACAGGACTTAGACAAGCATATGATACTGATAAATCCCCAAGACAATTAGCAGGCGAACTTGTAAATGCGGTTAAAACTAAAAATCTTTCTCAAATAGCATATAAACCTGCGGAATTGGCACTTTCACTTAGTCAGAGGAGGGGAATTACAAAGCACGATGTGGATTTTAATAATAAACCTTCAAATAATAAAAATGACTCTGCATCTTTGTCTAAAAAAGTGTATTCTCCAAATCAAATAAAAGCATATTCTACTGCTACTGCACCTATAAGAAATGTGAAAAATGCTTTACAAACACCAGCACCTACTCAAGCCCAAAGAACTGGCCTGTATGGTAGATATTCTCCACCATCAGCACAACAAAACATTCCTAAACCATCAAGCACTCCAACAAAACCAGCAAGTTCTGCTGATAATATGAAGACTTGGGCAGCAGCAAATCCAAAACTTGCGGCAAGATTAAAACCACAATCCGCAACAATTGCTTAATTAGTATTGGACGGTCCGGTTTGAGAACTGGCACATTAGGACTTTCCAGATTCGTTAAAGTGTCCTATGATAGACAAGTCAGATAAATGAAATTGAATGGTTAAGACCGCACTTGCTTCTACAGTTCTTGGTAGTGCAACAATTATTATGCTTTGTTTTGGGTGGTATACTGTTATGGGCGAAGGTCCAAAAGGAACAGGTGAATATTGGACTGCCTATAAAATTGACAAACTTTGCCAGCAAACTCGCAATCCTAATTCATGGGAATGCTATAGGACAGAACTTCATAGGAAAAATGCTTTGGACCTTGCAGATTGGGCTATGAAGTGTGGATTAATTGGTACTGTTGCAACCGTTGGACTTGGTATTATTAATCGTTTAGACAAAAAATAATTGATTAAAAATTAATTCTTTAGTTGAGGGTCTTCGGATCCTCTTTTTTTATAAATAAAAGAAAGTAGACAAGTATTAGCAAGATGACACTTTCTTTTAACAAATTGAATGAGATTGCGGCACTATATGAAAACATTGCTGCTTCTGAGCAAGATCAGTTGGGTGGGGATTATATCCAAGAACTTACTGCACCTCAACAAAATACAAAAACTAAATCAGAATTGAATACTGCCAATTCTGAAATGATTAGGAGGGGTGGTGTTGCAGGATCTATTAGTAGGGGATTAACCTCTATGTTTGGAAGTCAAAAAGATATTGATAAAAATAAAGCTTC